GTTGCACTTGCAGAAAAGTATGATATCTTTAAGAAAGTATCAACTCGATTTGAAACACCAGTTGGTAAAGCATTTGAAAAAACTATTGTGAATGATCCTGAGAAGTATTTTACTGAGGATGTTATGGCTCAACTTGAAGTATCAGCAAAGAAGGAGTTTACATACGGGACGGGTGAATGATTACATTTCCAAAACAAAAAACAGTAGAAACAAATAGAACTTTCAAAGCATGGAAGACCTATATGGGAATGCATTTACATTTTACCTCAACGTATGATTACTTTAAGTATTTTGGTAATGCATCATGGGGTACGATTACATCAATGGAGAAGTACTTTGCAAAGTTTGAACATCAAACTGGTTTCTCCTGGCAACGTGGTTTCTTTGCATCTCTCGGAAAGAAGATGACTAAAGAACATGATTTGATATATTATTATTTGTCGCAGTTGACCAGAGGTAAAAACTATCCAACAGAATTTCTTGATGATTATTATGATGAATATAGAATTAAGATGGAAAGTTTCTCACTTCATCTTCAACGAAATATGAAAGTAGTTGTTGAGTATATGAAGGAGTATGATCTGAAGTTTAACGAGTTGTTTGAGTGTGAAGGAATTAATCATCCTCCAATATTAAAGCTTCTATTAGGAGAAGATATTTCTTTAGAAACTTTTACAGTATTAGATATTATTTTAGGTTTTACAAAGATATTAGATAAGAAATTGATTGATCCTATATGGAGAGATCAAAAAACTTTGTGTTATAATTACAAACCATTTTTAGAAGTTAATGTAGATGAGAAACGGAGATTAATAAGGGGTGTGTTGAATGAAAATTGATTTTGATACAGGCAGAGTAATTTATAATGATGAAATGGGTGATCTAAAAGAATCTCTTGAGGATCTAAAGATTGAAGATGAAATACCAAAAGAATCAATATTTTCAAAAACAGTTCATCAAAATTTAAAGTATGGTAGATTAAAATATATGTTATATTGTTTTTTATTAATGATGGATGGAATTATTGGTCTTGTTTCATTAGGACAAACACAAAGTATTATGGCCAGTAAATATTTATTATCAGATCATGTTATGGGAGATTATGATGGAGATAGATAGATCAGCGATTGGATTTAATTCAAGCCCTTTGTATAGGTTTTTATTGCAAGAAGGTAAGTTCAAGGGTGTAGAGTTTTATTTTAAGAATGTAGAATTATCTCATAAAAATACACCGGGTGTATTTGATATAGCATTTGGTTATGAAATTATTGGTGGTAATTATAAAGATGAAGGATGGGAAGAAGATATGGAACATATGAATAGAATTGTTAATGAAAAAAATAAAGATCAGTTTCAAGTTGAGATAGGTAAGATACTTAAAAATTTATTAGTTCTTAATGATCCTAGAGTGATATTACATAAGGGAAGGGGTTTATGAGAACAGAGCAGTTAATACTGGAAAATTTAATATTTAATAATGAGTATGCAAGTCTTGTTGGTGTGTTTTTAAAACCAGAATATTTTAAAGCACAACCAGAGAAGATTATATTTTCAGAGATACAAAATCATATTCAAGAATATAATAAGCCTCCAACAGTTTCATCACTTGAAAATATGATTACAGGTAGAGAGGATTTAAATGAAATAACATTCAAGAATTGTATGGAAGTATTGACAACATATAAAATAAAAACCGATGATTATGAATGGTTAGTACATGAAACAGAGCAATGGGCAAAAGACCAAGCTATCTATAATGGTATTGTAGATTCGATTGCAATATTAGAAGGTAAAAATAAAGAAAAACCAAAAGATGCTATACCAGATATGTTGACCGATGCACTTGCAGTATCTTTAGATACAAGTGTGGGGCATAATTATATAGAAGATTCACAAGGTCGTTGGGAGTTTTATCATAAGAGAGAACAAAGATATCCATTTGATATAGAGATGTTAGATAAGATTACAGGTGGAGGAATATCACCAAAGACTCTTACAGTATTTCTTGGTGGAACTGGTTCTGGTAAAACATTAGTCAAGACACATTTGGCATCACAATATATCAAACAAGGATTTGATGTTTTGTATATTACAATGGAGATGGCACAAGAGAGAATAGCAGAACGAATAGATGCAAATCTTTTGGATACTGATATAGATCAGATACGATTTCTTCCTCGTGATTCATTTAATTCTAAGATTGAGAAGATGTTAAACTCTACCAGAAATTTTGGTAGATTGATTATCAAAGAGTATCCAACATCTGGAGCTCATGTTGGTAATTTTCGTTCTTTGTTGAGAGAGTTAAAGATTAAGAAACGATTCACACCACAGATTGTTATATTAGACTATCTAAATATTTGTTCTTCCAGTAGAGTTAAATGGACATCAAATATGAATACTTACGTTTATATTAAATCCATAGCAGAAGAGATTCGTGGATTTGCAGTCGAGTGTAATGTTCCAGTAATTACAAGTTCACAGTTAAATAGAGAAGGGTTTATGAGTTCTGATCCTGATCTTTCAAATATATCAGAGTCTTTTGGATTACCTGCAACAGCAGATTTAATGTTAGCTATTGTGGCAAAGGAAGATAATGGTGGTCAGTTAATGTTCAAACAGCTGAAGAATCGTTATAGTGATCCGACAATTAATGCTAAATTTATGCTGGGTATGAACAAAAAACGTATGAGATTGGAAAGTATTACACAATCACATCAACCAGTATTGGCAGATGGTGGTTCTAATACAAAAAATTCACCTGATACGCCGTTTTTGAAGCAACATAAAGACGTTAAAGTGGCTACGGCTGATTGGAAATATTAGCCAAACGGCTAGTTATTATAAATATTATAGAAGAAATTATATAAATAGTAGATATGAAAGAAAATAAACTTATAGAATTATTTCAAGAATCAGCTGAGAGGCTGACCAAGAAGGCAAATAATAATGGTGCTGCCATTCACACAAGGGGAGGCTATGGTGAAATAGAACATGGGAGGGTTTGTCCTTTTCGTTCTGTTCCATTTGAAGATTGTCCCTTGTGCATACTAGATACTTTAGATAAACTATGAAAAGTTTTAAAGAACACAGACAAGGACAACGAATACAAAATTTATTTGAAGCTACTGATCTTTCTACAGCAATGGAAACTGTTATTGGAGTTTGTTATGAAGCAGCCTTTGTTGGTGGTGCAAAAGGAAAAACAATATTACAAGAAGCAATAGAAAATAATAAAGAATTTAAAAAAGCAAGATCAGTATGGGATAAAGATAATGAAAAAAATACTCTTAAAGGATTGTTGAATTTTGGTAATAAATGTGTTGATACTGTTGGGGGTGATGGAACATATGAGATACAATCCGCTGGCCAGATGACAGACGAGTGGATGACTTGGGCAAAGAAAAAGGGTGCAGATACTTCTAAGACGGATCTTGTTCTTGGAGGATTTCGTTATTCTGTAAAAAATGCAAGTGGTGCTCAATTGATGTCTGGTAAAAAAGGTGAGTCGATTGCAACTGCAGCTGCAGCTGCAAAGACATCTAAATTAGTAGAGAAATCGTTAAAGGATTTAACGAAGTCAATGGATAAATTAGAATCTGCTACGACGCAAGGTTATTATTCATCACTTAAAGTGATGAGACGGTTTAGAGATACTAATCCTCGTGCAACAGATAAAATGATCTCATGGGCAGTTAAAGAAGTGAAGAAATGGGAAAATTTAAATAAAAAACTTGCAAAAGAAAAAGATAAAAATAAAATAAAAAATTTAAAATTACAAATAAAAGCTATTAATCCAAGTAAAGAAATGAAAGCTATGGCTAGTGATAAGGGTAAAGCCAATGCTAAAAAAGCACCAACATATATTGCTGGTGAAAACAAAAACCTTCTTAAAAATATGGATGGTATATTTAAGAAGAATCAAGATGAAGTTAAAAAGAAGTTAAGTAGTTTATTTAAAAATAATGATAATTTTAAATTGGGATTTGTTTTTGAAGCAGCATCTGGAGAACAAAAATTTGGTAAGAAAGCAATTCAAACAGCACAGTATATGTTTGTTTGGAAACCTGCTGGACAGATAGAAAATTTTTTAGTTAAAGAACATAAGATTGATAAATATACTTCTAAGACTATTAAAGAATATGCAGGACAGATTGATTTACAGGTTAATTGGAAAGGTTCTTCAACATCAAAACATTTAGGATATAATGTATATCAGAATGTAAGAATGGGTGTGAAAGAAGTGCAGTTTGAATCGACACAATTATATGAAAATTATGTTAAACAGTATGATATATATCAGAATTATTTAGATGAAGATGCAATATCTGAAGGTAAGTTTTTTGATAGAATATCTTCTTTGACAAAAAAATTGATAGATACTACTAAACAACTTTGGAATAAATTTATTAGTATAATAAAAGAATCTATAATGAAAATTAAAGAAGCTGCACAAGATGGAATAGTTGCACTTGGAAATATATTTGGATTTGAAATGGAAGTTGATGATACACTATTAAATAATAATTCATTAACATTGAGTATCTAATGCTATCATTCGCACAACTATTAAACGAAGATAAGAATACTCATTTAGAACATCTTGAAGATGAGATAATCAATAACGGATTAACTGGTGCTAAGACGGCAGTTAGATTCTTGAACTCATTAAAAGATATGTTGAACGGAGTTGGTAAAGGTTCAACGAAAGTTACAGTAAAATGGGATGGAGCTCCAGCAGTTTTTGCTGGAACAAATCCAGAGAATGGGAAGTTTTTTGTTGCAACAAAATCATTATTTAACAAGACACCAAAAATAAATTATACTAATACAGATATTAGTAATAATCATGGTTCTGGTGGACTGTCAGATAAATTAATAGTTGCCCTTAAATATCTTCCTAAACTTGGAATGAAAGGTATATTCCAAGGTGACATCATGTTTACTAAAGAGGATCTTGCAGAAGAAGAGATTGACGGTGTTAAAAGTATTGTCTTTACACCAAACACAATTACTTATGCAGTTCCTTCTGATAGTAAACTAGCTAGTACAATTCGTAAAGCAAGTATAGGAGTAGTCTGGCACACAGCATACAATGGAAAAACTATTGCAGACTTAAGCGCATCATTTGGTGTAGACTCTAGTAAGTTTACATCAACAAATAGTGTTTGGTCAGAAGATGCTGGTGTTAAGAATGTTAGTAAGGTAGCTGGTTTATCAAAATCAGATACAAAGAGTCTTGAAAATAAAATAAATCAACTCAAAGGTGCAATTAAAAAGGCTGGTGGTTTTTTTAATATGTTGTCCAGAGAGAAAACTATTCTTAGTTTAGGTGGTCAA